CAATTGGTTTAACTGGTGTTGGTGCAACCGCTTCTGTAGGATCTATTGTTCCAGCAATAGGAGTTCCTTTAACAGGAGTAGAAGCAACTTCTTCAGTTGGAGCTATTGTTCCTGCAATTGTAGAAGCTATCAGTGGATTAGGTGTAACTGCTTCTGTTGGAAGTATTTCCCCTGCGGATGTAGTAGGCTTAACAGGATTAGGTGTTACTGCCAGTGTAGGTGAAATCACTATAACGGAAACTCAGATAGTTAATATTACGGCTCCATCAGGTTTAACAGTTTCTCTAGGAACTCCTGTTATTGAAACAGCTTATGATTTAACTGGACTAGGTGTAACAGCTTCTGTAGGTGCAATTACACCTGCTGATGTAATGGGATTAACTGGAGTTTCTGCAACTGCTAGTGTTGGAAATGTAGCACCAATAGGATATAGTTCAATTACTGGAACTCAAAGTGCGAGTTATAGTGCGGTGACAGCAACTCAATCAGCCGGTTATACGCGTGTAGATCCCGCATAATCTATGTTGACATTGTGTATAATACAAATTATAAAAACAGATAATATGAATTAGGAGAAAAATTATGGCATCAACCTATACCCCTCTCGGCGTAGAAAAAATGGCTACTGGCGAAAATGCCGGTACATGGGGAACAAAAACAAATACGAATTTAGAAATTATAGAACAAATAGCTGGTGGTTATATCGAAGTAGCTGTAACATCAACTCCCACTACTTTATCTGTTTCTGATGGCTCAACAGGTGCGGCTCTTGCACACCGATGTATAACTTTCACAGGGTCAATTAGTGAAAATACTGTAGTAACAATTCCTTTAGATGTTCAAGATTTTTATATAATTAAAAATTCAGTTTCTGGATCCTATAGTGTTCAATTTAAGTATGTTTCTGGATCAGGTTCCAGTGTTACATGGGCATCTGGCGATACAGGAACTAAAATTATTTATGCAACAGCTGATGATGGCACTAATCCAAATATAGTAGATGCTACATCGGCTTTTGTCACAGCAACTTCAACTACAACTTTAACTAACAAAACTTTAACAGCACCTAAAATTGGTACATCCATTTTAGATACTAATGGCAATGAATTATTTCTATTGACGGCAACAAGTTCAGCTGTTAATGAACTTACGTACGCTAATGCAGCTACTGGAAATAACCCGTCTTTTACGGCTTCTGGGGAGACTAATGTAGGTATTAATTTAGTACCTAAAGGATCAGGGACTGTACAGTATAATGGGAGTGAAATATCAACGGTAGGAAAAGCTATTGCAATGGCAATGATTTTCTAGTAATAATAAAAGAGGAATAAAAAATGGCTACACCAAATTTAGTAAATGTCGCAACGATAACCCCTTATACTAAGATGGGTAATCTAGGCGATACAAATAGAACAACTATGGTAGATGTTACTGCAGAGTACGCTGCCAAAGTAGATACAATTTTAGTCGCTAACGTAGATGGAACTGACGCATGTGATGTTACATTAGAAGTTAGCAATGATAATGGAAGTACTTATTATAAAATAGCAAGTACAATTTCCATTCCAGCAGATTCAACATTAAGTTTTTTAGATGCAACGGGGCCTTTATGGTTAGACGAAACAGATATACTTGCTGTCACAGCAGGAACTGCTTCTGACTTGGCCTGGAATGTTTCTTATACTGAAATGGCCGATTAATAAAGGAGGATTTTTAAATGCCTAGAATAATTAAATTAGCAAAAGGTACTTATACAGCATCAACTATTACAGTTGATGGAGAAGGTAGAGTTATATCTGCTTCGTCTGGCGCATCAGCTGGAGGAGCTATGGTTATGACTCAAGCATTTCAAGGACCTGCTTCAGGAACCTTATCACTAACTGGTAACTATGGATCAGCTTATGCTGCCGGTGGCGGCGGAGGCGGAGGCGGTGCAGTCGACTTACATCCTGCTGGTTATGGTGGCGCTGGAGGATGGGGTGTTTTTAATTTTCCAATTGGTGAAAGCTTTTCAGAACCTTACGTTGTAGGTACTGGCGGCGGCGGTGGTACTTCAGATAATAATGGTCAAGCTTCAACTGGAACTACAGTAGCAAACGTTCTTACAATTAATGCAGCAAATGGTGGCGTAGGCGAAAATAACGGATCTCCAGGTCAAGCTGGAACTGCTCCAGGTGCTACGGTAACGGGTGCAGGTACACCATCAGGTGGTGGTGGTGGTGGCGGTGCTTATGCTACGCTGTTTGGACAAGGTTATTATAAAAACAGAGTTGAAACACCAAGTAGTTTCATGATAGCGCAAAGAGGAGCAGCTGGTCAAGGGCAAAATAGTATTGCCCCTACATCAGGTGGCGGTGGCGGGCCAGGTATGTTAGTTATATTTGAAAATATTGGATCATAATTAACATGGCACTTCTTTTACTTAAAAAATCTCCTCATGCACTTTGGAGAATTTGTGCGAATGCAGCAGACTTAGCTGACTGTAATTATGTAACTGACGACTTTGAAACACAAGAAATTAGTGAAGAAGATTTTCAAGCTCTAAGAATAAAATCAAAATTTTATGACAATGATAGTCAAGCTATAGTAACTCGTGAAGCAGGAGTACACGCACACGCAAGTGTCTCTACTACTTCAGCTGGTTTAAAAATGTATCTTAACGATATAATTTCTACATTGGATAATTATGTTGTTTCTAATCAAGGTAAACAATTGGCTACTCAAACCGAAACCTATTCTGAGCTTTTAAAAACTTATGTAGATGGATCTTTTGATTTAGAAAGTTTAGATTATTCGGGTGAGGGAGGAATTAACTGGGAAAAATATTGTGCAGATAATTCTATTACCTTCCTATCTCCTTTACAAATAGGGTAGTTTCTGTTATACAGACCCTATAATGAATGAAAGAATTATAGAGTTTATAGCCCCTAAACATTACGTTGAATTAAAACACGAATATCCTAAACCTATTAAACTTAATATACCTGAGTGGTATAAAAAATTAGAACACACAGTAACAGATTTTACTGCTAAGGGATGTATGCCTTTTTTAGATGTCTTGAGTTATGGCTATGTTTTATCAATGCCAACGGACCTAAGTATCAAACATAATGTAGAAAAATTAAATGAACAAACAGGAAAAAAAGAAAGAGATAGTGAATATCAATGTCCCATTAAAAGTCAGCCTCCTCTTAATATTAATACTCGTGACCCTAATTTTGCTCACCCTTTTCATCCTACCTCACAATTGGCAGGTTCTCCATTAATAGAAAAAAATAAACATTTACCTTTCTATAAGATATATAATCCTTGGATTATTAAAACTCCTCCCGGCTTTTCTTGTTTATTTGTACCCCCTTTAAATAATGGGGATGATAGATTTGAAGCAGTGTCAGGGATTGTAGATACAGATTCATATTATAAAGAAATTAATTTCCCTATATGTATTAATGGGGATAAATATCCTCATTTAGATACAGTTATAAAAAAAGGTACACCCTATGTTCAAGTTATTCCTTTTAGAAGGGAAAGTTGGAAAATGAAGATATCTCCTCAGACTACAGAAAAATATCATGCTAATTCTTTAATGTATCCATTAAGACTTTTGTATAGTTATAAACTAGATTACTGGAGGAAAAAGAAATGCAATTAGGAGACTATGTTAAAATAATAGATGGTTTTTTTATCAAAGACTACATTAAATTATTTCTTAGAATTTGTAAGACCTTTGATTATAAGAGTGCTGAAATTGTAAGAAACTCTACAAATGTGATAGATAAAAATACCCGAGATGTTGAACAAGCTTCTTTAATACATACACGTAATAATCACACTAAAATTAATTGGACTAATTATTTTAGGGTAAATTTTTTTAAATTAATTAATAATGTTTATAGAGAGGGAGCCTCTCATTGTAATATTAATCGTATCCTTGATATGATGATTCTAAAATATAATAAAGGTGGTTTTTATAAAGTCCATACTGATCATGGCGCTTTGACTCCAAGAACTTTAACTATTGTTATATTTTTAAATGATGATTATGAGGGAGGGGAGTTAGAAATTTTCAGTCCTGATGAAAAAAACTCTAAAATAATAGAGCCTAAAATGGGGAGGATAGTTATGTTTCCTTCTAATTTTTTATATCCTCATAAAGCTCATCCTGTTGAGAAGGGGACTAAATACAGTATAGTTTCATGGTTAATATGATAGGAAAAGATTTTAAATATAAAAAGATTAATAATTTTTTAACTATAGAAGAAAGAATGTTACTTAAAGATTATTTCCTTATAAAGCATAGAATTAATAATAACTTTTGGCAGCCACATATAGAAGTAAATGGTCCTAGCTTTCAGATATATGGGGATGCTGCTACTGATTCTTTAATGCTTCAGAAAAAAGAATTGATAGAAAAAGAAAGTGGATTAAAACTATTACCTACATATAGTTTCTTTAGGATGTACACTATGTTTACTAAGTTAATAAAACATACAGATAGACCGGCTTGTGAAATTAGCGTAACAGTGTGTCTAGATTCTGATGGAACTGAATGGCCAATTTATATGGATGGTAATCCAGTTTATCTTGAACCAGGAGAAGCAGCAATATACTTAGGTCTAGAGGTGGAACACTGGAGAGAAGAATTTAAAGGAGATTACTCTTCTCACATCTTTATGCATTATGTTAACAAAGACGGCCCTTATGTAAATTGTTTTATGGATGAAAGAGATTTTTATGGAACTCGGGAATCTAGACGAAAAAAATGAAAATAAATCAAGATAAAAAAACAGGAGATTTAGAAGTATATTTTACAAGAAATGAATTTAAGGCCATTAGAAAACATAAAAAATTAACCCTTTCCGCTGTTCAAGCTAGACATGCTAGTAATAATATTATGAAAGTAGTGATGGAATTAAACAAATACTTTCCAGAAGACGTTCAAAAACTACCAACCACATCAGAAGACTGCTAGAATTTTTCTAGATTTTAATATAGAAGTGACATAATATATTAAAAATAGGTTTTATATGTTACAAAAGATAGGTTTTTTACCAGGATTCAATAAACAAATTACACCTACCGGAGCCGAAGGGCAATGGCAGGATGGGTATAATGTTAGGTTTAGATATAACACTCCTGAAAAAATAGGAGGATGGTCTCAATTAGGGGACACATCTCTATGTGGCTCTGCTAGAGCTATTCATCATATGGTTAATAAAGGGGGTATCAAATACGCTCTTATAGGAACCAACAGAATTTTATACGCTTATACGGGTGGAGCTTACTATGATATTCACCCAATTAAAACTGACTTCGGAGCATTAACTGATAAGTTATCTTGTAGTAGTGGTTCCGCTGTCCTTAGTATTACATTGACTACCACAGCTGGAATGACAGCAGGAGATATTATACTTCTTGAAAGTGTTACACCTCCAACAGGCTCGGGTTATTCTGCTTCTGATTTTGATGATAAAACATTTATGATAACAACAGTTGTAGATTCTACAACTATTAATATTACAATGGGATCCAATGCAAGCGCAACGGCTACTGATGGAGACTGTTCTGTTAAATGGTACTATCCCGTAGGACCTTCTGAACAAGTTGGAGTATACGGTTGGGGTGTTTCACAATATGGTGGAACAGTAACAGCTCCTCAAACGACAACTTTAGATGGGGCAATCACTTCTACTTCGACAACCGCTGGAATTACTTTAGCCAGCTCGACTGGATTTAGCACCACTGGAACAAAACAAATTAGAATTGATACTGAAGATTTAAGTTATACAGGAATAAGTAGTGATGTATTAACGGGAGTTACTAGAGGAGTGAATGGAACCACAGCTGCTACTCACTCGGATGGAGCAACCATTACTGATATTACTGATTACAGTGGATGGGGAGAAGCTTCTTCTTCAGGGGATAAAGTAGCAGAACCTGGTCTATGGGCCTTGGATAATTATGCAAATAAACTTGTTGCACTAATTGTTAACAACGCATGCTTTGAATGGGATTCAGATTTAAGTAATGCAACCTCAACAAGAGCTACTATTATTTCTGGAGCACCAACAGCATCACGTGACATGTTAGTTTCTACGCCGGATAGACACTTAGTATTTTTTGGAACTGAAACCACAATTGGAGATACTTCTACTCAAGATCAAATGTTTATAAGGTTTTCTTCTCAAGAGGATATAAATACTTACGCTCCAACAGCAACCAATAGTGCTGGTACACAGAGACTGGCTGCCGGTTCACGGATCATGGGAGCTGAACTAGGGAGAGATGCAATTTATGTGTGGTCCAATACTTCTTTATTTACGATGCGTTTTGTAGGTCAACCTTTTACATTTGCTTTCCAACAAGTAGGTACCAACTGTGGACTGATTGGAATGAATGCAGCTGTTGAAGTTGATGGTACTGCGTACTGGATGTCAGAGAATGGTTTTTTTAGATACTCTGGTAAATTAGAATCTATGGTTTGTTTAGTGGAAGACTATGTTTTTGATGATATAAATACTACTTCCAATCAATTTATTTATGCAGGTATTAATAACTTATTTGGAGAAGTGATGTGGTTCTATCCAACATCAGACTCTAATGTTATTAATAGGTGTGTATTATATAATTATATAGACTCTTCTCCTAGACGACCTATCTGGACAACCAATGATAATTCTTTATTCCCAAGAACGACATGGCAAGACTCAGAAGTTTTTGGTTTACCTCATGCAACTTATTATGATGCAGGTACCGATACCTGCGATACAGTAGGAAACACGGATGGAATTTCAACTTACTTTGAACACGAAACAGGTCTAAATCAAATTAAGGGAGGAACAACTACAGCTATACCAGCAAGTATTACATCAGGTGATTTTGATATTACCCAGGACCAACGTCAAGGTGTGACGTTTAAAGGAGATGGAGAATTTATGATGAGGGTCAGTAGATTTTTACCAGACTTTATTTCTCAAAGTGGAAATACAATAGTTGAATTAGATTTAAGAAATTTTCCTAACCAAACAGCAGCAAGCTCTAGCTTAGGCCCTTTTACTATTACTTCCAGTACCAACTATCAATCGTGTAGAGCAAGAGGACGATCGGTTGCAGTAAAAATATCCAATACAGCAGTAGATACTACTTGGAAAATGGGAACTTTTAGGTTAGATGTACATGCAGGAGGAAGACGTTAATGCCTTTCAAATCAGAGAAGCAGAGAAGATATTTATGGGCCAACGAGCCAGAGATTGCTCGTGACTGGACTGATACCTATGGAAGCAGAATTCATAAAAATAGTGGTGGAATATCACAGCTAGTTAAACCAGGTCCAGGGAGACCGGGTTATGCTGGAGCGATAGATAGAAACATAGCAAATTTACAAACAGCCTGGGAGCTTGAAACTGATCCAGACGAAAAAGCTAAAATAAAAATATTACTTGATAAACAGATAAAAGCAAAAGGTGGATTCGCGGATAAAATGTTAAGCGGTGATGCGGTTGAAGACAAAGAAAAACACGATTTAGAAAAGGAAGGATTGATGCATGATAAAGGAATGATAGTTCCTGGATTAGACCGTAGTGTTCTCGAACCTATGAGGAACGAGTCTTTCTCTCCCCATAAAGATATGGCATTAAACCCTCAAGACCGTCAGACTCTTTTAGCAAAACTATTAAAAGGCGATCCTGCTTCAGATCTTTATGATTATTCAAACGTAGCATCTTATGATGAAGACCCTAATATAGAAAGAGCAAAATATCATGAGAAGAAACAGCATTTAGGATATCATCCTAAGGGAGATACGTCCTATGTAAGAGGTTTAGAGGATCTAGGAAATGTTCGTAATGAGGAAGTAGGAACTAAGATGGGAGAATCAGAATGGGATAAAGCGCTCGCTGCTACAGCGGGTCATGAACTCACCCATGGTCTTTTAAATACTGAGCCCTTTAGAAATATTGTAGAAGAAATGAATCTGTCTCCACTACGTAACAGAAGTGAGGTTATTGGGGGGGACTTCATGCCTAATGAACCAAACGAACTATTAGTTCGTTTGTTAGATATGCAACGATATAAAGGGGAAGAAGCAGGTTCTGAAGCGTATTTAGAAGATAGTCCTTATGCTATCTCTAAGCATCCATCAGGAGAATATGGAGCTGAAGGATTAAAAAAAACTTTAGCTCGTCACTCAGACAAATTTTATAACAGGGTTGATGAAAGAAAAAATTATTTAAGACAACAAAATGCAATGCAACAAATGATGAACGCTCCTTTGGGAAGCAGAGCTCCACAAAACTGGAAAAGTAGATTAACAAATAGAATAGGAGATTGGAAAGGTAATATTGGAAGAGGTATTGCTGCTGGCTGGGGTGCTATAACAGGATTTCCAGGAATGGCTTTAAGTGCATTCCAAGGACCACAATTAACTCCACAACAAATAGCAATGAATAACCAATTTTTTAAAACCGGTAATATGGGGAGACCAGTAGGAATAGGCACACAACAAAATCCATTTCAAATGACAAGCGGACCTTTCCAAGGAATGAATAAACCAGGAGCGTCTGCTTTCGGTTCTCCTACTTCACAAGCAATGGCTCAGAAGTGGATGGATAAATATGGAGACGTAGATCATCAAACCCAAGCAATGCTAGATAAGAAAGCACAGATTTCACAAATTGCTCAAGGCAATCAAGGAGGTCAAGGAGGAAGTAATATGGGAATGCCTCAGGGAAATCCTGCTAATGTGGGAAGGGCACCTGGTTCTCCAACACATAGTACTAGAACTGATTTAATGGCACAAGGAGGGCTAATTAGTTTATGGCCAAGATAGTACAAACTATAACTAGAGCATCTAAGGAATATGATGCAGACGTGGCGAGCTCCTTAACTAGAGATTTGGATGCTGTATTAGAAAAATTAAACACTACCTTTCAACAAGAATTAAAACAAGAGATAGAAGCTAGAAGCTTCTTTTTAGATTAATGGCAGTAATAAATATATATAACTTTGTAGGAGTAGATAATGATACTACTGATGGAGAACTTAATCCTTTTGGATCAGGTTACCCTTTAGTAAGTGAAACCTATCTTATTAAATCTATTTTAGTAACATCAGCTGGAACTCCAAGTGTCACTGTTACTAATAATAGTATTACTGCAATTAAATCAGTTGGTCTGACAGCTGATACTACTAAAGAATTATTAACCCAACCGCTAATAGTAGTAGGGGGCACTACCCTTACAATCAAAGCTGGAAGTTCAGATTCATTTGATTTTGCTGTTAGTTATTTAAACATCCAGAAAGAGGTAACAGTATAATGAAAACAATGATCATTAATAACGTAGAAGTTCCAGTCATTGAGCCGGCTGAAGTAAAAACAACAATTACAAATAAAAAAACAGGAGAAGTGTATCCGGATGAAGCAGCTTTAAAAGCGGCTAATATTCCAGAAGAGGATGTAAAAAGAGACGTGCATGTTATCATGCCAACTCTTGATTTGTTTGCAAAAACAAAGTAGTATAATAAAATCAGGAAAAATACCTGCTCTTTAACATTTAATACACGTATAAATATGGCTATAACAGATTTACAAATATCAGATACACTAGAAACGGGAGCTCCCTCTATTAAATATACAGGGAATGAAGGTCCTCAACCACCAACGCAAACGGCAGAAGCTGATCCTATGTTGGTAGAAGAATATCAAAAATACGTTTTTGAAATGCAAGAGCAAGGACTTGAACCAATGTCATTTGAACAATTTAAAGCGGAAGCTGTGTCAGGCATGGCTGAAGGTGGCAGAGCAAGATATGGTTTAGGAAGTTTTGTTAGAAAATTAATACCAAATGAAGTAGCAAAGATTGCTGAAAAAGCAGCTCCTTTTGTAGCACCGTTCAATCCTATTGCCGGTGGTTTAATGGGAGGTCTTGGTTCTTATGATAGAACTGGAAATTTAATGGGTTCTGCTCTAAGAGGTCTTGGAACTTATGGCTTAGGTCAAGGGGCGAGATACTTGGGTGGAGCTGAATTACAAGGTAATCCTTTTACTCAAGGTTTAAAAATGCCTGGAGGAGCTTCCTCTGGTATAGGACAATATTTTAGTAAACCTATGGGAACACAGAACACAGGTTTTAATAAATGGTTTGGTGGAGATAAAGCACCCATATCCGAATTAGATGAAACAAGATTAGATAAAAAAGTTATAGCTTCAAACCAAGGAGACACTACTATCAAGGGAAAAAGAATTATTGAAGAAGGTATTGACAGAGGTCCAGGAGGAATTATTGAAACTATTAAAAAACTAGTAGACTCAAATACTAAGAAAATTATTTTAGGTGCAATGGCTGGAACAGGTTTATACACAGCTCTTTCACAAAAAGGAGAGATACCTTTTGAGAATATAGAAGAGATAGCTAGAGGCGAAGGAATGGACATCGAAGGAATTAGAGCCGAGGTTCAAGAAGCATTGGCCGGTGGCGAAGCTGCATGGAATGAATTAAAGAAAAAATATCCTTACATAGGACAGTACGGTACAAAAAAAGTAGCTGAAGGTGGAAGAATAGGTTTATATGCAGGTGGAGGAGTAGGTTATCCTCCAGTAACATGGGGACAACAACCTGCACCAGCACCTCAAATGCCACCACCGAAACCACGACCAAATCCAATGCCAGCACCACAACCAATGGCACAACCAATGGCACCACAACCAAATCAAAAACCTATGGGTGGAGGAATGAATCCGATGGCTGGAGGAATGAATCCTATGGGTGGAACACAACCAAATCAAAAACCTATGGGTGGAGGAATGAATCCGATGGCTGGAGGAATGAATCCTATGGGTGGAAGAAGAATGGCTCAAGAAGGAGGGCTCATGGACCTTGGTGGTATGGAAAAAGATTATAGACAAGAAGGTGGCTTTGTACCATTAGGTGGTAAAGAAAAAGCTGATGATGTTCCAGCAAGATTAAGTAAAAATGAGTTTGTATTTACAGCAGATGCTGTTAGAAATGCAGGAGGAGGAGATATAGATAAAGGAGCAGGAATTATGGAGAGAGTAATGGAAAATTTAGAACAAGGTGGCAAAATATCTGAAGAGACGCAAGGTTTAGGTGGCGCTCAAGAGATGTTTGATGTATCCGAGAGGTTAAGCGAGGTAGTATAATGAGTGACAAAGCATTAAGAGGAAATAAACTTACACGTGTAGGCTTTAAAAGTGGAGCCGGACCGGTAGGAAATTTACCATGGGTACGAGGAACATCTCGTCCAGGAGCAGGAGTTAAAAAAGCTCCAAGAGGACCTCAACATAAAGAAGCTATTACAAAAGAACCAGGATATAAACAGTTAATAGGTTCCGCAAGAAAAACGGGAAACATAAGATCTAAAGGAAAAACAATAGGATCAAGGATTGCCCCAGCAGGTTCTTTAAAAGCTATGGGAATTCCTAGACATATTAGGACCAAATCAGATTTTAGATTAAAAAACCAACTAAAAAACATTCAAAAGATGCCTGATAAAAAATTTAAGAGTTATAACCCGGCAAAAGAAACTAGAAAGTCAAGACACGGTACAGTTTATGAAGTTCATAAACCAGGTCCTGTAAAAGGTAGTCTAGGCAAAAAAACTTATAAACAACACGCGGTACATGGTCACCGAGCACATCAACGAATGGGATTAATTAAGGATTAAATTATGGCAGTACAACAATCACAACAACTTCCACCACAATATGTAGAAGACCTACAAAAGGATTACGGAACACAGTTAACAGCATTAACTGGAACAGAATTAGATACATCTAAATTTGCACCACAAGTTGCAGGTCAAGATCCATATCAACAAACAGCATACACAATGGCTGGTACTCAAGGCCAAGGTATTGGTGCTTATCAACCTTACATTACACAAGCGGGAGCTTACTCAGGTCCAATGACAGGTGGTCAGATGGCAACTATTGATCCAGTTACAGGTCAAACAGTTACTCCTTCTATGGCTGCTGGAAGTTTTATGTCTCCGTATCAACAACAAGTTATTGATACAACATTAGGGGAGTATGACAAACAAGCACAAAGAGGAATTATGGGAATCTCGGATCTTGCAACTAAGTCTGGAAACTTAGGTGGAGGACGTGAAGGTGTGATGAGATCAGAGTATCAAACACAATCAGATTTAAATAGAGCTTTATTACAAGCAGGATTACAGCAACAAGGTTTTGGTCAAGCACAGCAAGCAAGACAGCAAGCATACATGAATCAAATGGGTATGGCTGGAACTGTACCAGGATTACAAAGAGCTGATATAGCAGGTTTAGGGTCAGCGGGCGCGGCTCAACAGGCACAAGCACAAGCTCAACTAGATGCTACAAGAGAAGGAGAAAGACTTGAAGCTTATGAACCTTACGAAAGATTAGGTTATCAAGGTCAAGGTGTTGCGAGCATTGCATCTGGAGCACCAGGCCAATATCAATCATCAGTTACACCTAATCCAACACCGTTGCAAAGTGCGTTGGGTATAGCTGCTGTTGGTGGTGGAGTTTTAGGTAATCTTTATGGTGATCAAGGTGTACCTTGGATGCCGGGATATCAATAATGATTTTACGTAGACCAATGTTCAGAAGAGGCGGAAGTGCTGAAGGAGGAATTACTTCAGGATTAAGCAGACCAGGATACAAGGAGGGTAGCGGCGCTTTCCAAAGTATAGATTTCACAAAAGGTTTTGAAGAGGCAAAAAAAACAAGAGATGAAATATTAGGACCATATCCAAAGAGCAGTAGCCTTAATGATTTTTTAATTAACTTTGGTTTAAATATGGCATCGGCTTCACCAACAGGAAACGTTATACAAACTGCAGCAGCACAAGCTAAAGAACCTTTTGCACAGTTTCAACAACAAAAAGCTCTAGACAGAGCAGGTCGAAGAGAAGAGGACAAAGATTTTCTTAACACATGGATGACTAGTAGAGCAACAGTGTTAGGTGGTGAGTCAGGTGCCGATTTTAGTCACGAAAGTAAGATTGATATTGGACTGGAGGCTTTACAAAACAGGCAGAAGCACAACCAATCATGGAAGCCTGAGTGGGAGAATCTTGATCCAGAAGCTGAAGACTATGAAGAACAAAAAGCTGCTCGTCAGGAGTGGCTAGACGGTCGAGAAAAAATTCAACACATACTTAATCAAGTTTCAACACAAGTTGGAGTTGATGTAGAAAAAATTGTGGCTGCTGAAGGAGGATATGACAATATTAAAAGAAGTAACAAGGTAAAATTACTAGAGTCTGAAGAAATGATGACACACCCTGAGACCGGGGAACAAGTAGAAGTGGGTGAATATTATTCAGATAATCCAGAACTTGTAGAAATTGTTATTGATAAAATGACTATAGACGATATAAAAGCGTTAATATTGGGAGCACAAGGCTGGGATTATACTGGTAACAAAGAAGGCGGGAGAGTAGGCTATCAAGGTGGAGAATTAGTCGAGCAAGAAGATGTAAATATTCAAACTCCTCAGGGTGATGTATCCATGCAGGAAACAGTTGAAGAAGATGTACAACCTGATCAACTTTCTTATGAAGAATTAAGATCAAGATTACCTGTAGAAATTACAGATGATATTGTACGTTTATTAGTAAATAGTGCTGCTGCTTTAGGAGACTTTGCACAAATTCAAACACAACAAGACGTTGATAATTTTAACGCAAAATACGGGGTCAACCTAGTCTTACCATCGGAGGCGTAACATGGCCGAAGATAAAAGAACTCTTTGGAGTGACATCAAAAAAAATATTTTAGATGTGGGTCTCAGCGGACAAGTTGCAGGCGACACACGGGGCTACGGAAAAAAAGAAATAAAAAAAGATTTAAAATCTCAAGAGTTTCCTTTTAGAACTAAACCCAAAAAGAAAAAGAAAAAGGATATCGAAACCCTTACTGATTTTCAAAGGCTTCTTATTGAAACTTCTGAAAGAGTAGCTCGACCTAAAAAGAAACCCGTTAAGTATACTAGTAAAGGTGCTTTCGATGCAATGTCTGCGTTGGGTTTCGTAGGGATAGTACCACAAGCTTACACTCTTGATAAACTTACCAAACAACAAGAGTCTAAAAAATTTCAAAGAAAAAGAAAATATGTAGAAGGCTATACAGATATAGCTACTTCTCTAATAAGAGGTACGGGAAACTTTGTTCAATCAGCTAGTGAATTTGTCCTAACTCCCATTGATTATGCATTCAGTACAGACTTTCAAACCAAATTTAATAAGTACATGGATGATAGTCTAGCGTTTGCACCTGATGAAGCTGAATCTATTCCAGGAACTGTTTCACAACTTGTAGCTGAATATGCAATACCTGTTTCAGCAGCCACTAAAATTAAATCAGGTCTCATGACTTGGAAAAAATTAAAACAACTTCAAGCTTATAATAAAACTCATAAAGGATCTAAGATTGCAACGAGAATGGGAGAGGGAGCTTTCATTTTAGGTTTCGCTGATGCTTTTTATGGAAGTGGGTCTCGTCCTGATATGGATAGAGGTTTACCATGGGGAGCTTTGGTAGGAAAACCAACTACAGGTAGAATTAATAAACCCATTGATACTAAAGGTTTAAGTGGAAGAGAATTAGCTAAGGCAACATTCATTAATAAAGTTAGGTTTGCTAGAGAAGGAGCAATGATTGGTGGGGGCTTTCCACTGGTTGGAAAAGTTGCTCAACTGGGAATGAAACATTTTGTTAGACCAGGAGTTAGACAAAACGTTGGAATATATTTAGAAGGAGCGGGAAAAGTTTTGAATACAGCTTCCTTTATTTTAGCAAGAACTCCTGGGTTCAAGCAGGCTGTACCAGTGGTAGCTAAAGCAACTAGAGACTGGACGGGAGCTGTGTTAACCAAAGCTGTTGTGCCTACTCTTACTGGAAATTTAAGAATGCCTACCAAGAAAAATTTTTCTTTCATCAGACAGCTTCCTCCATTTGATCAATGGAAAGTGATCCCTGAAACTACACCTGTTCCAGGACTACGAAGACTAAGAAAATTTCAAGACTTTTTAAGTTATTTTTCTTCCTTTGGTAAATACAACACTGCTTTAGGAACCATAGAAGAACAAGCAAAATTAATGATTAGATCTAAGGGTAAAAGAATGTTCAAAGTAATAGATGATATTAATACCACGGCCTATAAGTTAGCTGAGGTTTTTCAAAAAAGATATAATGGTAATTTAACTTCACCCGTGGGTGAAAAGTATTGGGCTGACCAGGTATTAGAATATTTAAAAGGTCAACTTAAAGGAGGTCTTAATTCTTTGCCTGAAGAAATGAGATTCTTTGCTAAGACACTCGATGAGGATTTTATGAAATTAAGAAAGCTTTATGCTGACGCTTTACCTGGTTCTAAAAAATTTGATGATTATAAAAAAATGTTATTAGATGATTTTAACAAGTACTTAAGATCGTCTTTTGCAACTTTTAGTAATCCATTGGAAATAGTTAATCCAAGAGATAAAATTAATGCCGTTACTTGGATTGTTAAAAATGTAGTTAAAAGAAATAAAGATTACAAAGAAGAAGCTATTAAAGCTTTTCCAAATGTAACAAAAGCCAGAGCATTTAAATTATATGGCAGATCTATTATGGAAAATATTCTTCACACGGGAAGAACAGAAGGAACAGATCCTCTGGTGGCCATGCAAAAAATTGGAATGAAACATCTTCGAGACGATAAATATAAGTTCCTTAAAAAAGGAGAGCTTTTACCGGAAGCTATTAAAAAACTATTGGGTCATCAAAAAGATTTACGAGGTCAACTTGGTAATACAGGAATGGAAATGGTTTCAGAACTCGTTACCAAAAGACAATTTGATATGATGGCTAGATACATGTTGGATAATAAACTTGCATTTAAAACAGAAGCGGCAGCTATTCCTCATATAGTGGGGGCTAAACAAATTTTTAAAATTCCAAGACTGGGTGTACTTCCAAGTGAGATGATAGGTTTATATGTATCTCCAGCAACAAAAAGAATGTTGGAGGGAGTGGGTGGACCACTCGATAAACTAATTGACATTGCAATCTGGAGACACGCTTTACAGTTTAAAGTCATGACCCAAATGGGTAAGACTGTATTCTCTCCTCAAACACAAGTTCGTAACGTTGAAGCTTCGGCTTTATTTCCTTTAGTTAACGGTCACATTGGAGGAAGAGCCAGTGTCATTGACTCTATGAAAATTGTTTGGCGGGATATATATCCAAAACATGGAAAAATAGATCTAAAAAAATTCTATGATGATATTGAAAAAGAAGTTCGATTAGGAACCATGGATGAAAACGTAATTGCAGCCGAGATTCAAGCGGTGGTTAAAGATATTAATAGAGGGGCCATCAACACACTTGATAAACTCTTTCAACGATTTCAGGATACTAAGTTTGTTAAGAATGCCAGCAGAGTATATGCCGGTGGTGATAATGTTTGGAAATGGTATGGAAGACACTGGGTTAAATCTCAATTGGCAGAAATATTTCCTACCAGAAAAGCTTTAATAGATTACATGAGATACATAGGTCAGTATGTTAATGAAGATGACATGTTAACAGGAGCTAAAAAAACGTTTGATGATTTGTTAGATGATGCTTCGGCATGGGAAATTAGAAATACTTATCCAACTTATAGTAAGGTACCACAATTTATTAAAGACATTAGAAAGATTCCTTTCTTTGGAAACTTTGTATCGTTCCAAGCTGAAATTTTAAGAACTGGAATGAATATCGCAAACATAGGTTTGAAACAGGCCTCTCATTCTAACCCTCGAATCAGGCAGATGGGACTTAATAGATTGATGGGGGCGTCACTAGGGTTCTATGGTTATGGACAAGGATTATATCATGGAATGTTATGGTTAACGGGAGGAACCGATGAAGAATGGAGTGCATGGAAAAGGTCCTTTGCATTTGATTGGGACAGAGCCGCTAACATTATTCCTATAACAAACTGGGATAAAGGAAAAGCTAAAGCGGTTAACTTTTCATACTTCAGTCCGTATGATGTATTACAAAAACCAATCGAAGCAGCTTTGATGAAGGCGCAAGAACAAGGTTTAAATCCACAAGAAACAGAGGATTATATATTAAGTTTAATGTTTGCTAAAGATGGTCCAATCATGACGCTCATGGATCCATTTATTGCAGAACAAATTGGTCTTGAAAAAATTCAAGACGTCATGCCACCAGGATACTTAATGGGAGGTAGAGGTGGTAAAACATCTACAGGTTCTTTAGTCTATTCTCCTTCAGATAGTTTAAGTGATAAATTTGAAAAAGCTTATGCTCATGTATGGAATGGTATTGAACCAGGGATAGTCACTTCTGGAGAAAAAGTTATCAGAGGAATGTTTTCTGATGTTAAAGGTTCCGGACTACCTGTATCTCTTAAAGATGAGTTGCTAGCATTGATGGCTGGTATTAGAATTATAGATATTGATGTGGGAACTACTCTTTCATACAAAGCTGGAAGATTTAATCAATTAATGAGAGCAGTTGATGATGCTGAAAAAATATACTCTGCAATGGATTACATAAACAGAGGGCCAGAAGTTATTGGAAAAGAATTTGAACAGATGCAAGAAGAAGCATTTAGAATTCAAAAAGATATGTATAATATTATTCAAGATGCACTGCTATTAGATCTGGATGAGTATGATATTAAAAAAATATTAAAAGATGCTCAGATGCCTGCTAACAAAATAAGAAAATTAATGAATGGAGAAATGATACCAGCTAATTTCTCTGACGCTAGATTTAAAAAGAAAATTAAAATATTAGAGAAGCAAGCTGAACGTATGACTAAAGATAATAAAGATTTAAAATTCTATTTAGATGAGGACTATGCATATCCAAAAGATTTATTAAAAGATATTAAATATAAATGGAAAGGTAAGTCTTTAAAAACAGAACCTGTAGAAAAGAAACCAGGGCTAATTAAGAGAGGATTAAAAGCAATTAAATCTAGAATAAATCCATTTAAATTTGGTGAACCTGAACCACAAACTAAAATACAGACACCACCATTAGATAAGACACCAATGCCTGCTAGAACAGTATCCAATCATCCAATGCGAAAAGATCCAATTACTAACTTGACACCGACGGAGACTGCCGTACTATCTCCTACAGAAAAAGTAATTGCGGGGAGGACTTAATGGCTAAACAAAACGCTCTACAAAGAGTTGAATCGCATGAGAAGCTTTGTAGAATAATGCAAAAACTAACCCATAAAAAGATTCATTCAATAGAAGAGCGAGTAAAAAGACTGGAAAAAATATTACTCACATGCACTGGAGCTTTGATTGCTAGCATGGCGTACCTAATCTATACTTTATTGAGTCACATCACATTTTAAATGAAACTATCTAAAAATTTTAGCTTGGCCGAGCTTACAAAGAGCCAAACAGCCACAAGAATGGGCCTTGATAACAACCCTAGTATGGATGAGCAGGAAAACCTAAGATTGCTCTGTGAGAGGGTCCTACAGCCCATACGCGACCACTTTAACCACACAGTTACCGTTACATCGGGCTATCGCAACGCAATTTTGTCGCGTAAAATAGGAAGTTCTGAAAAATCACAGCATTGCAAGGGAGAAGCGGCTGACTTTGAAATCTTTGGCACTCCTAATAATGAGGTCGCAGACTGGGTCAAAGAAAACCTCATGTTTGATCAATTAATCCTCGAGTACTATGAACCCGGGCAACCTAACTCAGGTTGGGTACACGTAAGTTATAAGAAAGAAATAAATAGTAATCGAAAGGAATATCTGATGGCCTTTAAAGATGACAACGGGAAGACAAATTATAAACCAATATTAGGATTAAGCACAGACAGATACGTTAAATAATGAACCCCCATACAGAGATATCTAATTTTTTAGATCAAGAAAGTTACAATAAACTAAAAGAATTTTTAAATAATAAAAATACTCCCTGGTATACGCGGGAGGGGGCGCCTTCCGTCGATTGGATATTATTTACTCATTACTTTCATGATAATTTTGTTCCTCAATCCAAAGGCTGGCCTTTAATATTTCCTATTCTAGAAAAGTTAAAATGCAAAGGTGTTATACAAGTACGAGCTAATCTAACATTTAAAAAAGAAAAAAGATATGAGGGTGATTGGCATACTGATTATGAGCCTACTAATAAAACGGCTATCTTATATTTTACTACTTGTGATGGATACACTCTACTGGATCGTAAAAAACAATATCAAATAAAAGCTGAAGAGAATAAATTACTAATTTTTCCTGGAGACATGGAGCATAGGTTAGTAAGTCAGCTGGACACCGAAAAACGCACCGTGTTCAACATAAATTATTATAATTGAGAATTTTTCGCGCCTCGCGCGTATATCCTACGTTTTGCGTGATTAAATCCATTTTTTAAGGTCTTCACCCAGTACTTCAGAGGCTATATTAATTTTTTTACGCAGGGATTTTACAATTTTTTCATCAACCGTATCTTCAGCATTAATATCCACATATGTTACTGCTTTCTTTTGACCAATTCGGTGCGCACGGTCCTCGGACTGTAATCGCTTCTCTAGGTCATATCCGTTAGAATAGTAAATTACGGTGTTTGCAGCCGTCAAAGTTATCCCATAGCCGCCCGTAGCAGGCGTTCCAACAAGAAACCGGCACCTAGGGTCGGACTGAAATTTCTTAATATTGTCCTGTCTTTCATCTTGAGGCGTTAACCCATAATAGTCAACCACGGATCCCGGACCATGGA